GCGCATGAATCGTGCCCGGATCTGGGTGAACCAGGGCAACAAAAAACCCCGCGGCTTGCGCTGCGGGGTTTTTTGTTTCGTCGCCGGCTACTCGTAGCCGGCCATGTGGCGTTCATAGCTGGCCACTTCGGCGGCGGCCTTTTCCTCCTTCATCTCGGCGATCTCGTGCTCCAACTTCTCTACCCGCTCACGCAACCGGCAGAACTCGATCGTGAGCTGCGCCAGGAGCTCCTTGTTGGTGCTCATGCGACTCACGCCTTCCGGTATTCGTCGCGGAGCACCGGGTTGACGTCGGGCACATACGAGACGACGATCCTCGTCTCGATCCGGTAACCCTTGGGGCAGTGCTCTGACATGTGCGCAACGGCGTTGCGCAGGTGCAGCGCGTTGGCCCGCTGGCGGTCGCGCACGTGGGTGAATCCCTCGCGCGCTGCCCGGTCGGCCTCGCAGTCGAACGCCACCGACGTGTCCTGTGCGCTGACGGTGAACGAGTAGTCGTCCATGGTCATTTTCAGTTCTCCTTCTGGTATTCGATCAGTGCGTGCTCGCTGGCGCGACGATGCTGCGCCAGCCGTTCACCCAGCTCGCCGATGATCTCGTCGGCGAGCTGGGTGCCAGTCATTCCACTGCGGTCGACACCGCCCAGAATGATTTGGGTCATCGGCTTCTCCACTCCAGGTACTTCTGGAGTCCGACCACAAGCCACGCCGGCCACGCGATCGCGGCGGCGAGCTCGAGCAGGGTGGTCATGCGTCGGCGTCCAGGAACCTGGTGCTGGGCACCGGCACCGCAATGCTGACGACATCGCTGAGATACAGGTTGTGCACGAATCCCCAGCGGTGCAATCGCAGGTACGACGACGTCGGCGGGTTGACGGTGACCGACTCGATCATGGCCGCGTCCACGGTCTGCTCGACCGAGTTCTCCCGCACGTAGCGGCTCAGCCGGGTGTTGAAGGTGATGATCACCGGCAGCTGCGAGCCGATGGCGTTGACGACGACGCGCCAGGTGTCCGCGTCGAGCCGCGGCTCGGTGGCGCACAGCGAGTTGGCCAGCGTCAGCCGGCCCATCCAGTCGTTGCACTGGGCCTTGATCGTGCGCTTGGTGATGGCCTGCTCGAAGGTCACGCCATGCGTGTGACCATCGGGCCGGTGGGTGCCGCAAACTGCGCAATCTCTAATCATCGTTCTCGATTCCTTTCGTTGTTTCCCGAATTTCGGGGTTACCCGGATCTGGGTATCAGTCGGTGATCTTGACGTCGGCGGAGTTGACGTCGGGCGCGGCGTCGTACCAGCCCCTGAAACGCTCCCGTTCCAGGCGCTCATTGGCCGCGATGACGTCATGCGCGTAATCGCCGAGCCGGTTGAGCGCGGCCAGCATGTCGCCGGCCTCGATCGCGGACACGATCCAGGCCGCAGCCAGGTAGCGTCCCTGCGCGTGGCCCAGCAGTGCGAGCCGCTCGGCCACCGTGTCCACGGTGTTGCCACCATCGCCGGCCAGGATGGACACGACGGCCTTGCGCTTGACGGTGTTGATGTTCATCTACTTTCCTTTCTCCGTGTATTCCTTGACGTAGTTGGCGTGCTTGAGCTCGGCCTCGAGCTTCTCGACCCGGTAGCGGTCCTTGCGCAGCACCCGCTCGTAGCCGGGCTGCGCCTGGTGGCGTGGGTTGGATTCCATGTCGGCGAGTACCTCACGCGCCCGCTCGAGCTCACGCTCGATGCGCTCGATGCGGGCCTCGTGCAGCACCGCAGTGATGTCGACAAGATGTTTCACGGCATTCTCCTGTTCTTGTGGGGTGGTTTTAGATGACGACGGACTCAGGGCTGTATTTCTCGAGGGCCTCGTCGCTGTGGTCGGCGCACAGCCACTCGTGGCGGACGTTCTTCTCGTTCCTGACTGGACCGCTGGTCATCTCGACGTCCCGGCAGCCGCAGTCGCGGACGCTGACCACGAGCTGCAAGTCCTGCGGAACGCCGTGACCGATCTCGGATTCCTTGAGCCAGAACACGCGTCGGGTGGCGAACTGCTCCAGCTGCTCGATGCGGAAACCCGAAATTCGGGAAGCCAGCTCGATCGCGGCCGCGTCGTTGTCGTGCTCGGGCTGGCCGGTTCCGGCCGGCGTGGAATTGGCGTGCATCAATAACTCCTTTGTTTTGTGGGATTTGAAGGGACTTCGATTTCTCAACCTTCAACTACCATTCTACTCGCAAAAGGCGCTTAAGTCAAGTGTTTTAAAGTCTGGCGACGAGCTGGGTTGGAGCGCTGTAATTTCGCTGTTCAGCGCCTGCTGGGGTGGTCAACGCGGGGTGGTCAACGCGGGGTGGTCAACGTGCGGTACACGCAAAAAAATTTTGCGCGGCAGCGCATGAATCGTGCCCGGATCTG